GCGAAGAACTTGCGGTTGCGGTATCAGTCTGGCCAGCCTCCGCTTGACGTTCCGGCCGCCGACTTCGATACCACAGCGGTAGGGATTATCGACTGCGAAGACGCGATGGCGTTTTTGATGGTTGGATTGTACGGCGCATCCCGCGGCGCGAATCCACAAGTGCTCTTGGGGCTAGAACAGAAAGCCGACGCAGCAATTTCGGACATGGCTTTGGAATACGTTCGCCGCTCTCAAACGGTCACGTATCGCCGTACAGCCTACGGTGAAGGCGGTTCCAATGACGGTGGCAACACCAATTTGGGACAGGCAGGGCAGGGATAATGTCCTTCTTCCGCTATGACGGGGTAGTGCGCAACGCGCCAGGAGAAGCAATTCCGGGCGCTTACGTGTACGTCTGCAACCAGCCAGCGACCACCAGTGCCATTCCGCCAAGTCCGCTTGCCAACATCTATTCCGATTCAAGCGGAACAGTGCTGGCGAATCCCGTCATTGTTGATGGCAACGGTAACTTTTCGTTCTACGCATCGCCCGGACTTTTTACACTTGTCTTCTTCGATCCATTCGATCGTATCCCGACCACGGTATTTCTTGACCAAACTGTTGCGAGTCCGGGAGCTGGAACAGTAAGCAGTGTCGCGGAGACGGTTCCGACGGAGTTTGCCATCGCCGGTTCGCCGATTACGACTTCGGGAACGCTGGCGATTACCAAAGTCAATCAGAACGCGAACTCGGTATGGGCTGGACCTGTTTCAGGACCGGCCGCGCAGCCAACGTTTCGTGCATTGGTCTCTGCTGACCTTCCCGCCGGCGTGGGGAGTGTTACCAGCGTCGCGCTGACTTTCACGCCATCGGCACTGTTCACGTCGAGCGTTGGCGGAAGTCCAATCACCAGTTCCGGGACTCTTGCGGTAACTCTTGGGCTGGCGAACCAGGCCGCAAATAAATTCCTTGCCGGTCCTGCATCGGGCGGCACTGGCGCGGTCACTGCGCGCCTAATGGTTCCCGCTGACTTGCCGGGACAGGTTACTACGACATTCTCAGCGACACCGACATTCGATGCCAGCGCGGGAAATGGTTTCAAAATGACGCTAACTGGAAACGTGACTTCCAGCAGTGTCACCAACCCAACGGCGGCGCAGACCATCACGTTTGTTATCACGCAAGATTCGACAGGTGGCCGCACGTTTGTATGGCCAACGAATTTCAAGGGAGCAAGCGCAATCGCCCCTGACGCTAATTTGGTGAGTGTTCAGTCGTTTTATTATGACGGAAGTTTTTGGCGCGCCACTGGTCCAGGAATGACTATGGTGTCGTAAAATGATGCCCATGAATATCTACTTGGTGGTGAATAAAATCAACGGTAAGAAGTACGTCGGACAAACAATCCAGACCTATCGCCATCGGTGGACAGACCATTTGGCAGAATCCAAAAGAGGAAAGGGCTACCTGTTAGGAAGTGCAATTAGGAAATATGGAGCATCAAATTTTGACGTTACAGTTATCGGAAAAGCCGAAAGCAAGGAACAACTGGATGCTCTGGAAATTTCTTTGATACAAGAACACAACGCTTTGTATCCACAAGGCTACAACTTGGAGCTTGGTGGCTCCGCGCCCATGCACTCTGCTGAGACGCGGGCCAAAATGAGTAGAGCCCTCAAAGGAAAGAAAAGGACTGACCAGCACAAACGAAATTACTCGTTAGCATCGACTGGACGTATCTTTTCAGAAGAGGCGAAAGCGAACATGCGGAAAGCATGGATTCACAGGAAATCGCGGCCTCTTCCGGAGCTAACAAGACTGAGATTGCGGCGCGCTTATGACTGGAAGAAAGAAGTTTTTAGGCGATGGAAAACTTCCGGTCAATTAGTTCCCGCATAGCAGGCCACGTGAGCCTTAACACGGTTGCAAACAAAGAAAAGGCCAGCGTTCGGGGGCTGAGTTGGAGAAAATAAAATGGCACTAGCAACGCTTTCAGTAGCAGGTGGCGCAGTACAGACCAACGACCAGCGTATTCAGCGTTTCTATGGAACGTTGACGTTGAGCGCTCGGACTGACACTTATCCGGCAGGCGGATTGACTCTCGATTCCGTACTGGCTGCGGCACTCCCGGTCACTTCCAATTCCGCAATGGTTTCCTTTCGGGCGACTGGCGCCGGTGCTGGCTACATCTATCAGCGCATCCCGTCCAACGGGAAACTGATGATCTTGCAGGTTCCACCGTCCGGCTCTCTCACCACGGCGGCGCCGTTGCAAGAATTGTCCTCGGCTGCGAACTCGCTATCCGGTGTTTTCGCCGACACGATTTCGTTCGTCGCGGAATATCTGCGGAACGCATAGTAAATCCAAAGAAGGAGGACGGAACTAGGCGAGTGATGCCGCTTAGTTCCGTTTTTTCTATACGCAGAACGCGCAAGATCCTCTCGTTCAAGTCCCACTGAATCTCTTTGGCGGTCTCTATACAGAGGCGGACCCTACCAGTCTGCCCGACGGCGCGAGTCCGCTTTCGATCAACTGCGACTATGACTTGGGTTCAGTGTTCGGCCGTCCCGGGAAAGAGAGTGTGTTCAGTTACGCCGGTTCGTCCTACATTCTCAATCCAGCTTTCACTCAATCAGTAGGAAGTGGCCAAGCCTGGTCGGGTGGCAGCGTTACTTTGAACCAGGGCGGCGGCGGTTCAGGGGCAAGACTTCTCCAAAGTGTATTTAAGCTGGGAGAAAATGTTGATACCGATTCAGTCACTATAAACCTGAGTGCAGACAGCCTCGTCGTTATCAGTTTGTGGCATTACAACTTGGGCGTCGTGAGCATCATCGACAGCTTCGGACTGGATTGGCACGCGATCCACCAAAGCCAGTATTTTTACCAAGCAGGTCCGGCAAACGAAGCGCTGGAAATGTTTTGCGCTTTTACCGGAAGCAATTCAGGCGAGAACCTGATCAGAATTTCAACCCTGAACAACGGGCGAGCGTTCAACGTTGCTGAATTTGCTGGCATCATTCCAGTTAGCACAGTGCCTGGTTCGGCTGGGGCGTCGAGCACCAGCACACCCACTGAAGCGCCTAGCGACATTGGCAGCGGTCCGGTAGAGACCAACAACGACCCAAGTTTCGTCGTATCGGCGGGATATTCGGCGGCTATTTCTACACTGACTCCCGGCTTTGGTTTCACTTCATCCGGTGGTGGTCTCGTCGCCGATGTCGGAATTTTGCAGACGCAATTCTTCGTTCCGTCCTCTATCGGAAGTTATTCGCCTACATTTGGATTGGACGCCAAGAACGTATGGGCCGCAGTAACTCTAGCGTTTGGTTCCACACCTGGCGGGGGTGGTGGCAGCCCTAATTCGCAAACTCTGCAATCGCTTAATTTCGGTCCGCCGATTCCTGTAAACGTGAATCCTCTTCCGGTTCCTTCATGTGGCTGCGGATGCACGGAAGCCGACGAACTTCCGGTGTTTGGCGTGGAAGTGTTGATTACCGGAAGCCAGGACAACAACGCCCCAGACGCGATTCTTTCGGTGCAACTGCAATTGCCGGATGGCAGTCTCTCTCCAACGATTCACACGACACAACTTCCGGCAAGCCCCGGAACCGTGGTTGTCGGGAGTCCTACCGATAATTGGCGATTGACGCTCAGTGCTTCGATTCTCAGCGACCCGAATTTCACGGTGAATATCGTTGCGACGACAACTGGCGGCGAGGTTGTAACTTTCACCGCAACGGTACAGATTCAGGTCTTCACAACGCCGAATCCGCCGCCAGACATCAATTACCTCAAGACCTTCGCGCAGACTGGCGGCGAAGTCTATTCGCTGGTGCTTGGCAGCAATGGAACGATGTACCGCGAAGATGCCATCAACAATCCGAATGTGCTCTCCGCGGTCTATTCGGCGATCGAGCCAGACACTTTCGCGGAATCGGCCACGATTGACGATCGAGAATTTATTGCGCTGTCCAATCTTCTGAATGGGACGGACATCCCGTACACCTACGACGGCACGAACTTTGACCGACTCTCGCAGGTTGGTCCTGGCGCGCCGCCGACGGCTTCCACGTCCACCGCGACTATCGATATCCTGAGCATCACCCAGCCGACTGCCAAAGGCGACCCGGAAGCCCCTGGGCGGCTATCAGGGATTCTCTGGTCCAATGGTCCGGGTTCCACCGCACCCGGAAACGTGTTGACGGTCTATTACGCTCGCGTCAGTGCGCAACCAGTGGCAGACCCCGACTTACAGCCCGGAGTTGGCGTTGAGATTGCCGGCGTGGACGTGCCAGGTCCGAATCAGGATTTCAACGGCCAGACGGTAGACGGCGATTACATTGTGGTGAGCGTCGGGCAAGGTGTTCCGCCCGGAGGGGAGTTTGAACGCTGGTTCTTTACCGTGGTCATGCCGTCCACGCAAAGTGTTAATCAGGCCGACCACGAAGAAGGCCACGGGCCTTTTGGCAGCTATCAGGTCACAACCGCCACGCTGACCGCTTCGGCTCAGGTTCCCAATTTGGAAGTGGGGAACTCTATGGCCATCTCCGGCACTGGTGGCTCCCCGCCGGCAGGATATGACGGCACATGGGTAGTACAGAAGACGCCAAACGCGGCACAGTTGCAGATTACCAGCACGTCACTGACTGGAAACGTCGCCACTTACGGTTTCAACCTGATAAGCGGAACCAATCCGACCGTCGGGCAGGCTGTGACCGTGACCGGGACGCTGAACGGCAACGGCATTTTCAACGTGACCAATGGAGTGATTTCCTCGACCTCGGCAGGCGTTTTCTCAATCAATCTGGCGGGCGCGGACGTGTCCAGCGTGGCGGAAGACGGCATCGGCGTAATCTTCGGAACGATCTTCGTCTTCGATCCGCTGAAAGTGGTAGGAAACAAAACTGGTGGCACTCTGGTCACGGTGGGAATCATCTCCGCTGGAATCCGCAAGGTCTGCTATTCGTTTCTAACCCGCAACGGGTACATGACTGCGCCATCTCCGATCCTGACGTTTGACGTTCCGGTGGGAGCCTCGACGCTGACCATCGGGAACCTGGCATCCGGGCCGGACGATGTGATTGCGCGTGTGGTGCATTTGACGGCCGCCAACGGTGGGAACTTCTACAACATCCCGATTCCAGTGGACGTGTTGAGCAACGGCATCACCGTCACCAATACCTCGACCTATCTGAACGACAACACTTCGCGGAGTATCAATCTGAGTTTCTCGGATGGAGTCCTGCTCGCGGCCAGCGGAATCGACATTCAAGGAAACAACCTTTTCGCCACAATCGAATTGGGAAGCATCCTCGGGGTTATCGGTTATGCGTCGCGCTGCTTCGCGCTTGGCGAGCAAAATAAAGTCCCGAA